GTGGTACTACTGGTAATTTAGACACAAGTAGAGTTTGGCCTAATGGTGCTGATGAAGTTCAAGCCTTGGCTGCTCACAATGGTTTCTTGTTTATCTTTGGTAAGAGGCAGATTCTTGTTTATCAGGGTGCGACTACTCCTTCTACGATGTCTATTTCTGACACAGTTGGAGGGATTGGTTGCTTATCAAGAGATAGTGTTCAGACAACCAGTTCTGATGTGATCTTTTTGTCAAACTCAGGTGTTCGTTCATTGATGAGAACGATTCAAGAGAAGTCTGCTCCTGAGAGGGACTTGTCTAAGAATGTGCGTAATGACTTGATGAGCGATGTTGCTTCACAGACATTAGCAAACATTAAGTCTGTTTACTCTGAGCGAGAAGGCTTTTATCTGTTGACGATGCCTGTTACTCAGTCTGTTTACTGTTTTGATACTAAAGTTATCTTGCAAGATGGTTCTTCCCGTGTAACCACTTGGGACTCGATTACTCCAACAGCGTTGACATCTTTGAGAAGCGGTGCGGTCTACATTGGTAAGAATGGCTACATTGGTCAATATACGGGCTATAACGACCACACGAGTGTGTATCGGTTTCAGTATTACACCAACCATGCCGACCTTGGAAATGTTAATCAGACATCTGTTTTAAAGAAGATTTCTGTTGTCGTTATTGGCGGCACGAATCAGAACCTAATCATCAAGTGGGGTTTTGACTTTAAGACTAACTACTTAAGTGCCACTACAACCATTCCTGTTCAAGGTGTATCTGAATACAACATTGCAGAATACGGTGCAAATGCAACAGTAGTTGCTGAGTATTCAGATGGGGTTGCTTTGAATACTCTAAAAGTATCCGCTTCTGGTACTGGTAAGGTTGTCCAGACGGGCTATGAGTCTGATATTAACGGGGCACAATTGTCTATTCAAAAGATTGAAATCCAAGCTAAAAATGGGAAATTATCATGAGCGATTACACCAAGAGTACCAACTTTGCAACCAAAGATAACCTTACCTCTGGTAATCCCGCAAAGATTGTCAAAGGTACTGAAATTGATACCGAGTTTAACAACATTGCAACGGCTATTGCTACCAAGCAAGACTATGACGCTGATCTAGCCGCCTTTGCCGCTAAGACTGCGCCTACTGGTGATGTTGTTGGCACGACAGATACTCAAGGTCTGACAAACAAGACCCTGACAAACCCAACAGTCACCGACTATGTTGAGAGTGTTGTTGCCATTGGTACTGTCACAAGCGCACACACATTGGTGTTGACAAGCGGTACTGTACAAACAGCAACCCTAACTGCTTCTACTGCTTGCACTTTTACGATGCCTACCGCTACTGCGGGTAAGTCGTTTATCTTGTTGTTGAAACAAGCGGCATCTACAGGTAATGGTACGGCTACGTTTAGCCACCCAGCTGGTGTTAAATATAACGTAGCTGGCACTCCTACAATGACTGCTACAGCGGGAAAGATGGACATCTTTTCGTTTGTAGCAGATGGTGCTAATTGGTATGGTTCTGTTTCACAAGGGTACACACCATAATGTTTGCCTCTCGTAATTCCTTTTTAGCGGGCGGTGGCACTAAGCCTAATGCTCCTACTGTAGGTACTGCAACTGCCACAGGGACAACTACGGCTACAGTTTCTTACACTGCGCCTGCCTTTGATGGTGGATCGCCTATTACTAGCTACACAGCGACATCATCACCAGGCGGTATAACAGGAACTATTAGTCAATCAGGTTCTGGAACTATTACTGTTAGTGGCTTGTCTACTGGTACAACTTATACATTTACTGTAACTGCAACAAACGTCATTGGAACAAGTAATGCAAGCAGTGCTAGTAATTCAATTGTTACTGTGCCTGTAGTTGGTCAATCATTCCAAGGTGGCTACTATGGTGGCTCTATTTCTACAACTGCCAATGGCGTAGCGACTCACTATTTAGTTGTTTCTCCAAAAGCATTTGGTGAAGGTTCTTACCAATTTGCTACAGGTAGTTCTTCTGATCCAACAAGTTTTATTGATGGCCCAACAAATAGTAGCACCATGAATAACGCTAATCATCCTGCGGCTGAATTTTGCGAGGGTTTAACAATTGGTGGATATTCTGATTGGTACTTACCAGCAAGAGATGAATTGCATACTATTTACTATTTCTTGAAGCCAACAACAACAAATAATAATACAAGTAGTGGATATAACGCATATGCAGTAAGTCCACAACCAGTTAACAGTTCTTATTCAGCGACTGTTCCAGCTCGTACATCAGTTTCAGAGTTCCAAAGTGGTGGCGCTGAATTCTTCGAAACAAGTGATTATTATTGGGTAAGCACACAAAATGATTCTACATATGCAAAAACAATGCAGTTTAATAATGGTGACTCAACAGCTGTTTTAATTAAAAGCTCACCAGTTATGGTAAGAGCTATTCGTAGAGTAGCGGTATAAGGAAATATCATGGAAGTAACAAACCGACAAATTATTGACTATCTCTTAGCCAACCCTGGCATGAGCGATGCACAAATCGTTTCTGCTATGGAGCAATTTAAGATTTCACCTGCTCAGATGGCTGCTGCTGTTGGGCTAGATGAGGGCGTTGTTGCTTCCCGTGTAGCGGCTACTGTTCCTCCTGGTAATTCAGTAACACTTGGCGACACTGTTATTGTTCCTCAATACCAATATAGTCAATCTGGTGAAGATAACCAAGTTGGCCCTCTTGAGACTTTTTATACATCTAAAACTAATGGTGATCCTAACTATAAAGCACCTGTTGGCACACCAGTTCAAATTTACAGTCCTACTGGCGAGTTTATCAATACTGTAGAAACTAAAAAAGATTTATCTTTCTTTGGTGGCATTGCAGATGCTCTGAAAGACCCAGTTGTTCAAGCGGCTCTTTTGGGTGTTGCGGGTGGTGCTGGTGTATTTGATACCTTGTTTAGTGGCACTCCTACTGCATTAGCTACAGAAGGTTTAACACTTAGTGAATTAGGGCTAGGCGGTTCTGAACTTGGTGCTGTTACAAATGTGGCTGATGTTGTTGCTGGAACACAGGGTGGACTTCTTACGGGTGGTGCAGAAGCGGCTACAGGCTTGTCATTAGCTGAGTTGGGCGGTACTGCTGGTGCAGGTGCTTTAACTGCGGCTGAGTCTGCGGCTTTGTATGGCACTGGAGCTGCCGCTGTTGCACCTGCGGTTGTTGCCCCTCCCGCATCTACTGGATTGTTAAGTTCAGCATTGCCTGCCGCAGGAACAGTTGGCGGTGCTTTGGCTTCTGGTGCTTTGTCAACTTTAGGCGGTGCGGCTGCTACTGGTCTGCTTGGCAATGCAATTACTGGTGGTTTGGGTTTAGCAGGTGGTGTACTGCAAAGCCAAGAGTCAAGAGATGCCGCTACCGCTGCCGCAGCTAACGTCAATACTGCCACTCAACAAGCAGTAGCAGGTTCACAGTTCCGACCAGTTGGAATGACCACTCGTTTTGGTACGTCTAACTACACCTATGACCCCGTAACGGGTCAAATGACCTCTGCGGGATACCAACTAAGCCCTGAAGCTAAAGCGGCTCAGGATCGTTTGGTTGGCTTGGCAGGTCGTGGTTTAACACAAGCAGAACAGGCTCAACAACAATTTGCACCACTTCAAACAGGCGCACAGAACTTGTTTGGTTTAGGTAATCAGTATATCTCTCAATCTCCACAAGATGTTGCTCAAAACTACATCAATCAACAGATGCAGTTATTGCAACCTAGCCGTGAGATGGAATTAGCTAATCTGCAAAACAGACTTCAACAACAAGGTCGTGCGGGTCTTTCTGTGGCTCAAGGTGGTACTTTGGGTGCAACTACTCCTGAACTTCAGGCTCTCTATAACGCAAGAGCGCAACAAGAACTACAACTGGCGGCTAATGCTCAACGAGAAGGTCAACAGAACACCTTGTTTGGCGCTGGTTTGCTCGGTCAAGGCTCTCAAGCATTGGGTCAATACTTTGGTGGTCAAGTACAGGCTTATCAGCCTTATCAAGCCGCTATGGGTCAAGTACAGAACCTTGAGTCTCTTGGACAACAACCACTTCAGATGGGTGCTTCCTTGGGTCAACAATCAGCTACAGCGGGTGCTAATGCGGGTCGTATCGGTCTTACAGGCGCACAAATCTCAGGTAACTTGATGACAAGCCCTGCTGTGACAAACAATCCGTATGCGGCTTTCTTAGGTGGCTTGGGTTCTCCAACATCTACATTGGGTCAGGGATTGGCTAACTACATTACTGGTTACAACCCAACTGCCGACCAAAATGCAGTGCTTAACCCATATTTAACCCCTACTAGTTCTGTTTGGACTGGTTAATCTAAAGGAAAAATCATGGCTGAAATAGTAGGAAGTTTATTTGGTGTAACGCCTGATATGTATGAGCGTCAACAACGCCAATCTGCCTTGAATGAAGGCATAGCGATGGCTCGTTTAGCTCCTGAAGACAGAGCGCAAGCAATGATTTACTCTGGTGCGGCTGGTTTAGGTCGTGCTGGCGGTGGTTTGTTGGGCATAGAAGACCCACAGATGAAGCTCATTAGCGCTCGTCAATCAGTCATTGGTCAACTAGATCAAACAGACCCTGCTTCCTTGTTAAAAGGTGCTCAGATGTTGACCCAGATGGGCGATCAACAAGGTGCATTTGCATTGGCAGACTATGCTCGTAAAGCACAAGAAAGTTTGGCTCAAACTAAACAGAGACAAGCGGCTGCGTTAGCGTCTGAGGCTCAGGCAGGTCGTGAGCGTCAACAAGCAACTCCTAATGATATTCAGATAAAACGCCAGAAAACAATCGACTAAAGAATCTTTTGACATATCAGTTAACTGAGTTAGAGCGCATAACTGCAAAACCTGAAAAGCAAATTGCACCTAATATCAAAACTGTTGGTGTTGCAGATGGGCCAAGCAAAAAAGCCGTTCTTTTGGATGTTAATGCAGACCAGTTGTTTACTTACGAAATTGGCCCTGATGGAAAACAAATACGTAAGCCATATTTTGGTAATGTTAATCGTGTGACATCAACAACAGAAGTTGGCGTTAAATTGCCAGAATCACAAAAAGCAGAACAAGGCGAG